TGTGTGAGTGCAGGCATAGTTATTGTTGAAGAAATAACGTATCTACCAAATGGAAAATATACGACAGGAGCCACATTCAGCCCTGCGCCTTTCCCAATTGACGCCGCATAATCTATTGCTGCTTGAATAGCGACAGTGTCGTCTGTTACGCCATCGCCTACAGCGCCATAATCTTTCACATTTATTAAAACAGCAGATATATCGGCCTTATTGTCTAAAGCGTCTTGCACTAATAAGCTTATTGGTTTATTAGCATCAGATGTGTTGTCAACATTACCTAAGCCTAAATTGGTTCTTGCTGCCGCTGCATCTGTTAAATCTGATAGATTGTTAGCAGATTGTAATTGCAATGCGTTTACAACATCGCCTAATCCAATTTGAGTTTTCGTTACTAAGTGAGGATTTGATTCATTACCTATATGTGAAGCTAGTGACGATTGATTTGTCTCAATATCAGACTTGACATTAACAAAATTTGCATCTACCTCAGTAAATGTTAATTCTTCACCTTTTACTAATCGCGTTACAATGCTTGTCATTTATTAGACTCCGCAGGTGTTTCTACAAATCCTAGCGAACTTAGAAACATCTGGTAATGATGATTGCGTTTTTCTGAGTTGTTGCCATGTTCAGAGCTTTCCGAATAACACCGATAACACCCGTAATGAAACAAAGCGTTTTCGTATTCGTCTGGTATGGTTATATTTGAACTGTAACTGGAGATTTTTACTGGAACTTTGGCGTAAACTAATTGCACATACCCAGGCGAAGCCGGTTGAGGTGGGCTAACATCAAAATGTTTTGGATTTGATTTATCGTAAACAAAATTATCTACAGTAGCGCTTGCTGTAGCCGTTGCCCATGTAGGATTCCTTTTGTTTAAAATAACTAGATCAACAGCGAATATAGGACTCCCTACCGTATTTCCGTCTAATCCTGTATTGTATTTAATATCAATCAGACCTATACCGTCCGCTGGAATATCTTGCTTTATGCCTTGCTGCAACTGAACAGAAGACTCAATAGCATTCACGGTAAAGTTTTTGATGACCGCTTCTAACTGTCCTGCATTAATAAAATCAAGCAGCCTCTCTACGGAGTAAATTTCATTATCAGAGTCATAAACCTCTTGTGATATTCTATTGATGATTGATAGTGCTTGAACGGTCATTAGCACATCCTCCCGCCAAGCATCGGCATATTATCTGGAGTGCTTTTAGATACTGATAGCCATTTAGCCGACTTAGCAGGACCAAACACTTGATCGAATAACGCGAAATAATTTAATGATTTTCCGCTATCTTCTGCTCTAATATCTTCATCTGAATTTCTACGCCTAAACGCTCTTGCAGCAATTCCGTATTTCAAACCTTCATAAAAAAGGCTATCAATATCATCGTCCATAACAAATGATCCATCAGGAATAATACTTGCTGTTATTCGTAGCGTGTCATTAGCAATCGGCTGCTTATAAAGTGTGATGGCTCTTTTATTAACCAGATAATGAGTTGGTGTGCCCGTGCTGATTCGCCAACTTTTCCCGACATTTAACGTTAAGTCTGTGTCTGTTGTTTGGTCTAGTGGGTCATTACTTGCATCAAGCTTTGCATATAAAATACGATTAATAGCGGCATCTAGCGCATATTCTGACGTACCGGACAGCACACTAATAGAGAAGTCGCGCTCTATTAGATTAACCCGTTTACAAGCCTCTATAATCGATTCATTGGCATATCTGGTTAATATGCTATCTGACCAATAATAAGGTTTTACATAATCTAATAGAATATCTTCCCTGGTGTCGCTAATCAGGGTTGGCACGTCCACAATTAAACCCTGTTTCCGTCTTTGTCACACGGCATTCCATTTTCGCCTAGATATTTAACAAGAGTCTCGTTAGCTTCAAACACTAATCCTGTGCTCAAGTTCTTAATGTGTGTTGCTACTGCTGATTGCTTTACTTCTTCTTGCTGAGGTGCTACAGATACCTTTTCTTGCAACGCTTTTACCTCATTACGAAGATTTTCAACGCTTTTGCGCATGTCCAAATCGACAAAACCAACGCCGTCGTCATTTTTAACAAGGTATTCTTGCAATTGGTCTTTATTGAATTCGCTAACGTCTAGCATGATTAATTCCTAAAGAAATGGGGCGGAATAACCGCCCCTTTGAAGATTAAGCCGCGTTTGGCATGGTTTCGATGTATGTCACAGAAACATCCACAACAACAGCAGCCGCCGTACCAGATGCGACTAACAAATCAATAGTGTCTGCCGCGCCGTAGAAGTGACCAACGCCATAGGTTGTGGCTAATGTTGCTGGCGTTTCATCCCATGAAAACGCTGTGGCAACAGAGTTGCCGTTTTGAGCTGAGATAAAACCGGCTGTTGCGCTTCCATCGCCGATGCTGAATGTGCATGTGCCGCCTTCTGCTGTAACAACTTTTGATGTCACGCCGAGAACAAATGCACCTGCTGGAACCTTGATAAGCTGGAATACATCGTTTACGGCAACCGCTGCGCCTTTTGCTGCCGTTGCGTCTGCGCCTTTAAACCGGAATGACGCAACGCGCACAGGCGTTTGAGCGACCATTGCGGAATGCGGATATAAGTCTGAAGTAGTGGCTCCGGTATTGATACCAAAACCACGTTGGGTTAAGTTGAATGGTGTTGAGTAAGCCATGATAGATTCTCCTTATGCAATGACTGCTGGCATCACTACCAGTGCTTCTGGTTTAACGGTTTTGTAGCCGTAGACATTAAGGCCGCGAACTGCTTGAGCGAATCTGCCCTCTAATGTAAGACTACCGACTTTTACGATTTGAGAGGCGTATGTAACTGCGTCTCTATGGCCTGCCAAGCATTGATAGGTTGTGCCAACGTGATACAGGTTGTTACTGACGTAAATTGTCATGCCGCCGATTTTCCCCAAGCGCCCGTTATTGAAGTTGCTACGCAATACAGAGGCGTCATCACCAGTAATAGAGGCGTCTTTCAGGTCGGATTTTTGAATATAACCGGCTGCTTTTGGTGGAATTACGATCCAGCGTTTGTCGCTAGGCACGTTTTCCTCTTCTAGCTTAACTTCTGCATCAACAATCCAATCCAACACGTTAGTTTTGTCCATAGTCAAAGAAGACAATGAATTTCCAGCGTCGGCATAAATAGTTGAAAAGATTTGTTGCTCAACATGGTTCTTCATTTGAAACGCGGAATCTTGAGTAAGTTCGTTCAAGATGTTTATATCGGATTGAGCGTCATCAACATCATCAACTCTGAATGCAAAATATTTAGACTTGTCAATCATCAATGTGATTTTTTCGTCAGTAATATCTTGATATTGAATATCTTGTTCTACTGTGTAGTCGCCGATTTGCACGGTAGGGCGCACACGGATTTCGACTTGTGAACCCTTGCCTTTGATTTCACCTTCCCAATTAGTATTGAAAATGTCCATCATGCAGGTTTGGGCGTAATATTTTACATTCAGTTTTTTAGACCAAATGGCGGGAATGAAATTGCCGTTAGGCAAGTTATTCCCTGTTCGTGTCATATTTGTAGGCATGTTACGTCTCCCTCGTCATCACGACGATGGCAAATATTTAGTAAACTTCACCCCTGGCTATTGCCGCATCGATAGCCGCTTCATTACGCATGAACTCATCGCGACTCATCTTGTCAATTTGCTTTAGGGTAAAGGTTGTCTGTTTTTCTGGCTTATTGTTGCTACGTACATTCGGTGAAGCAGCTTGTCTTGCCTGCGCCAATCTATCCGGCTTATTGTTTGTGCTTGGTACTGGATGTTCAGCACGGTACAAATTTAAAGCAGTGATTGCGTCTTTGGCTGTTGCGTTAGTAATGGCTTGTTGAATCAATGGCGGCTGATTTTGGAACCACACATTAAACTCATCAGTTGCAACCAATTCTTCCGCATCGGGGTGCACACTTTTAACCTCGCTCAAATAGCGTTCTTTAGCGGTCATCGCTTCGCTTTGCTGATAACGAGTTGTTACCCCTTTGACATTCTCCACATCACCTTGCATTGCGCTTACCTGCGCCGTCAGACTTTTTATTTGCTTAATCAATGGGCCAACAAGTTCAGGATAATCTGCCGCCAAATCATCAAGAGAAACGTCTTCACTGTCTGGCTGTTCGTCCTTGTTTTCTCTTTTTGACTGCAATGCTTGCACTTGCGCTTGTAATTGCTGAATTAGCTCGTCGCGTTCAGCATCTTGTTTGCGCTTGTCAGCAAGCTCCTGTTGAGCCTTGTTCATTGCCCGTACCGCTTCTTTGTAGCGGAATTCAGGTACTACAGGCTCGTCGTTGTCATTGATTTCATCGTCAGTTTCTTGGGTAGTTTCTGCAACGTCCTCAACTGATTCATTTGTTTGTTCCGATTCTGTGCTCTCATCGAGGGAATCGTCGGATTCATCATCGCTAGCTAACAATTCAGCTAATTCTCTATCGATTTCTTCATCCTGTGCTTTATAATCAATTGTTGTCATAATCTCTTTAAAATTGGGTTAATGTCTCCCGACATGAGCGGAGGCATTTCAGCCTATGGTTCCGCAGCTTATTAAACAATGTTCAATTTTAGGTAAAAATATACTCACCTCCAGCGGGCAAAGCGTAGATAGCACGGCCAAATGGATCACGCTTAACATGCGGGTAAAGAGTTTTGTCTTTTTGCATTACTGTTTTAACCGGCATAGATAACCCTGTTACCGGATGTTTTCTAAATGGAAAAAATCCGCCAGTTGTCCATGTTCCGGTTTTCTTTGTAAGTAATGCGGTATCAAATGATTTCATTTTTAATCTTTAATTGAACTTTGTTTAATTTACAATTCATTATAACACTTTTTTATTAAAGTCAAATAAATTATTCAGCCTTCAAGATAATCGTGTATTTTTTGTTGAAGATCGATGTTTCTTCTTATTTCAATAACCATTCCTTGTGTCTTAAATAATTCCTTATCTGACTGCCACTCAAGGTCTTTGTGAAGTCTGTCTAACTCGTGGCGTTGATAATCGACAAACGCTTCCCAATGTTTGCTATTAACTAATGGATATAGCCGTTCCGCCTGTTCTTTTGTCATTGTTCAACCTTCCATAACGAAAAATTAAAAAAGTCTCTTAACTTTACGGCCTGCTCTATTGTCATTGGAATAACTGTCATATCCTGATTTAATTCGACACGATTTGTTTTAGTATCGATATGCACAATACAATCGCCAATTTGTTTTGTGATTGTGTCGTATTTCAACGCTGATGCCTAATCAGGTTATGTTCTTTTAGTGAATACGTTTTCAAGCAATTATGGCATTGTGCCATGTTGCGAGAGTGGTATATTCTGAGTGGAGCGTTACAGCAAGGCGATTTTTCCATCTACAAGTTGCCTTTAATATTAAATGTATCTATTTCAGAATAATAAGGATGTCCATCAATAACCGCTTTGCCCTGTATTTGCCAAAGGCTTAATTGATTAAGTTCGCCGCCAGTGCATTGATATTCAATCTTTCCGTCAGTTCCATCCGTTGTAAACGATGCAGTTTTATCTACTCTCGATCCTGTTGGCGGCTTTAGATATATTGTTTTTTCTGTTGCAGTTGATACATCTACAGACGCGCCTGAGTCATCAACGCATGTCACCTCCAATAAAACATCACTGCCTAACTGAATATCGACGCTCATTTAAATCTCCAACGTAAAACGTTTTCTTCTCAAAAGAGTTAATAAAATACGTTTTGTTAATAACATTTTAACATAAATAGGATGCTTCACTTTTAAACTTAAATCAAAGTTTTGTTTAGTAATCAGCTTTAAGTTAAATTGAACTCTTTCAATCATAAGTCAAATCTTAATCTTTTTATCAGCTTTAAGTTAAACCTAACAATGTTCTTCCATCCATCGATTATTACCTGAGAAATTCCAAGCCCTCTGGTGATGATATTATTCGAGCAAAACCCGCGCGTAATCATGCTCGTGTCCTTTCTGTTACGTTAGCCGATGAAGGCGAGCCATTACTGTATAGATTGAATCTAGCAACTTCTGTTGTATTGTCTGACTTGTAGAAAATCATTTGATTGCTAACAATCTCCCATCTTCCGCCTTCGATTTCCTTTAGAAAATCGACGTTACCTAGTAACGTCTGAGCATTGGTATCAGCCCATACTCCATTAACAATATCCGTTTTATCTTGCTCGGTTACGCCAGAACCAACCGTAACGGTTTGAAGTCCAGCCGAATTTCCGGGAACAATAGAAACTCCATTGGCAATATAAGAATCGATAATGTTGCTGTTTGAGCCTATTAAATCAACCCTAGTTATAGATGGATCGAATATCAAAACATAACCATTTATAACCTCATCAAAACCTGCGTAGTTTGACCCCGCAAAATCAAGCTTAGGGTTTGTGTGATCTAATATCTGTGGAGCCCATAATCCTTCATTAAACTCAACCTCCAGCCTCCTGATCTCAATTAAGAAATCTGATGCGTAAAGACGATAACGAGTACCAGACACTAGCGTTAAGTCTGATGCAGGTATTGAAATCGTTTTAGATACCCAATCGACAGAGTAAGGCATTATGCGGATTCATTATCAATCACAACAGAAAGCGAAATACCGGCTGATGTTAATGTGCCGGAAATTGCAACAGGTTTACCTGGCCCACTAGGTGACCCACGACGAACCCATCCAATAAGGTTTCTATTCGTGCTATAGATCATTGTTGATGTTGCTGTCTTGGTTAATCCCGCACCAACTGCGCTTTCGTACAATATCGGAATAAACACGGGATCTCCTGATGTATAAGTTCTTGGCAATGTTCCTGATAAAGTAAACGTAGAACCAGACCATGATGTATATTGCAATTGCTCATAAGTCGTTCCTCCGCCAGTCGTATCGAGAACAAGCACAGAGCCATTGGTAGGTGTATCAGATGCGATGCTCTCGGTTATGACAAATGCCCCATTTCCGCTTGTGTTTCCTGATCCAACTGTGTATTGCTGATAATCAGGAGCATTATTTGTTGCGTGTTTAACGGCTAGAAATACATGAGGATCATCGCCTGTATCGCCAGTTGTAACATTGACTGTTGCTGTAACATTGTTTGGTGGCGTTAATATCGTTCCGTCTAATGATGTAACAGAGTCGGCAGAGCCTAATTCGCCTACAGCAAATCCTATACCAAATGCGCCAATCCAGGCCGAACCTGTAAACTGGCCTAAATGATTTGCCGATGTTGAAATCGTTGTTGGTGTGCCGCTAACAACGCCTGTTGCAGAACTATTGCCTGTGATAGTTTGAGTGTCTGTTGGAGCTACGCCGGTGCTAAGATGAAGATATAAAACGCTTGTAGAAGAGCCTGTCGTGCTGTCAACGCCTAATAGATTGCCAGTGCCACCAGTCCATGACAATGTTTCGCTTTGAACCCATGTGCCAGAGCCAGACCCAATCACACATTTAACGATTCTCCCAGTCCATAAATCACCATCTATCCCGTAAAAGCTTTGAGTTGTTCCGCGAACTAATAATGATTTAACAAACTCATACAGCCCTTTTTTGCTATATGCTCCATAGCTCCATTCGCCTAAGAATGGTTTATTACCGGCTCCGTCTACATCTAGTAATTTATAACCGTATGACGGTGTAATTGAATACGCTTCAACCGTAGCTTGCAATGTATCATTTTGAGGATCAGACGATGTATTGATAGCAGCTACAGACTCTCCAAGCCCTAGCGTTGTTTCCCATATTGCGTAACTATCGCCCCATTCAGAAGCTTTAACGATAACCCTCTTACCATCTATGTCTGCATCTGATGCCCTTGCTTTAACAAGCACCCTAATCAAAGTTGATGCGTCTGTTTGGTTTTTTCCTGTGCCCCAGTGCGATGTTAGCAACGCTCCGTTTTGTACTATTTGCAGACTAGTTGTTCCAGCTAAAGAACCTAATACCTTTAATCCATAGTAGCCGGTTGCGCCGCCTTCCTGCTCTACTGATCCGCCAAAATGATAGCTTGCAACAGTATCATTAATCTTATAGCTAACACCGTAATCAGTTGTCCAATCATTTAATGTGATAATTGTGCCTAAAGCCTCGGATGTTGATGGGCTTGGCTTAGATAAATTAATCTCATCGTCACCTGATATAGCAAAATCCCAGGCTATTTTCTGCAACGAGCGATGCAGCCACCAAGTATGGAATGTATCGCTACCACTAACATAAGTGATTGTTCCATTCGCTGCTACTTTAAATTGAGTAAGCCATGCGGCAACGGCTGTTGCTGCGTCAGCTGTCTTATCGTAAATTGCCATTATGACTTCTCCAGTCTTTGAATAACATATACAACAGCGCCATCTTTTTTAGCTGTAAATGCGCTGTCAAAAATTGCGTAATATGGTGATGAATCAGATTTTCTTATTGTTATTAGCATAAGCTGATCAATAGAGTAAGCAGGAATTAATGTTATAGTGTCATCTTCGCTAGATATTGTTCCTGATGAAATAACAGCCTTTGTATCGTCTGTCATTATTAAATAATGCGATCCTGTAATAGCGCCTAATATATTCAAGTCGAAATAAAATATAGGATCAGTAGGCAATCTAGCAAGGCTAAAACTATAGTTTCCAAGAGCTATTGTTCTACCTCTTTCAGAGAGATTTATTATATCTATTCCAGGTATTCCAATGCTCATACAGCACCTAGCGAGAAGTCAGGGTCAACAAATAATATATCGTTTGAAGTTACCGAGGCCGATGAGAAATTAAATATTGCTTTAATTATTGACCCTTTCTTAATTGCTGTTGGCGTAGTTAGTGATATTTGATACTTATCAAATGAAATCATTCCCCAAACTACTGCAGACCAAGTAGCGGTTGAACTGGATAAGCTTCCTGCCGCTATATCTTTTGACGAAACAAGAACATCATATCCAGTTGTAGCATCAACATAAAATAAATCTACCCAACAATTATCAGTATTAATACCTGAGAATGTATTTGCGAGAAGAAAGTTTAATGTAATTGTTTTTGCTGCCGATGTGTCATTAAAGAATTTAGGGCATTCAACAGACAATGGAATTAAATCTGATGCGGCTTTTGGATAACAACGCCATGACCAACCTGTTCCTGCATCCGTTGGCAAGGTGACATTCAAAAC